TGAACAAGACGTTATCCGTTCTTACCATGACTTTTCTTCCGTCTTTAGTTTCAAAATGCGTGAACTCCCCCTGCATGAAAGTGTCCGTTAAAACTCCCCTGAAAGTTTTCTTATATCCACCGATCATTGTTATCACTTCCATTACAGATTTACCCTTTTCCGCTACGGTTGAGTGCATTGAGGGTTCTGGGTAGATAAATTTGTCTCCTTCGTATAGATTTTTCTTTGCCATTGAAATCACCTCCTATATGTTAAAAATTACTTTACTTCCGCCATTTTCAAACCTAAACTGCAATTCTTTGTATTTCTTCATCTTTTCCCTTATTTGAACTCTTTTATTGGCAGGAAACATTACCAACATAAATCCCCCACCGCCTGCCCCGATTACCTTTGCTCCTGTAGCTCCTGCCTTTTTGGCTTCCTGATACATTTCATCCAGCTTGGGGTTGGTTGTTTTGCTGTTTAATATCTTTTTTGCCTCCCAAGACATGTTCAACAATTCTCCAAATTTCTTTAACTTGCCTTTAAGGAGTGCCACAACCGCATCATGGGCTAAAAGTTTGTTCTGATCCAATAACGGTTTATTATCTTTAACATTTAATGCAGATAAAATGTCTTTTGATTTTCTTTCTATTCCCGTATAAAGAAGCATCAGGCTGTTATTAAAATCCTCTTTAACTGTTTCATCCATCAGTATCTTCATTCCACGAACTTGTCCGGAGGGGCTAAACTCAATTGCCCTCATTCCGCCTATCGCTGCTATATGTTGGTCTTGAACGCCACTTGGCCTTTTAAGAATATCCAGTTCAATAGTTATTGCCTCTTCAGCTAATTGCCTTGAACCTATGTTTTCTCCCAGATAAGCGTGGAGGGCGTTCAAAAGACCCACCGTAACTGCACCTGATGACCCCAGACCCGTTCCTTGGGTTGGAATGTCCGCCAGGAAGGTTATTTCTATTCCCCCCTTTATTTTAAGCATTTTGAGGGCTTCTCTGACCAAATCATGCTTCAAATCATCTACTTTCTTTACAATCTCCTTTTCTGAGTAATTAACGATAATAAGGTCATCAAACCTTTTTACTACGATGCAGTAGATAAATTTGTCTATCGTGGTGGATAAAACTAGCCCTCCATAATTCAAGAAGTATTCCCTGAAGTCAGTATTGCCTCCAAATAGGGCCAAACGTAATGGGGTTTTACTTATTATCATCAAATTCTCCCTTCTGTTTCTGGGTGTTCCTTTCTATATTGAGCAAACTTTTCTTTCCAATCCGAAGGCCATGTCGGCATATTTGGAAATCTTTCGTTTATAAACCAAGCGAAATCGTGTTTTCTCTCTCCCCATCTATCATATAGGAAATACTTGGCCCAGATGTCATAGGAAACTCTTTCCTGCTCTCTGGTGTAGTGATAGCCCTTAACTGAACCGTCTTGGTGCACGTGGGCATACCAGGTATTCTTATTGACCATTACTTTGCCATCCCAAGGGCCAAGCCAGTATTTAAGCCCTATGTTGGGTGGCTCTTGGGCGTGTCCCATAGGGTCGTTGGTTGGGAAACCACCTATCTTGTTAAGGAAGAAGTCTTTTTCTACCATCCAACCGCTTCCGTGAAATTGAGGAGTTTCGTCAATTAAGATACTTTCTCTCTCTGCTGTTCTTTCGGGCCAGTGGCCACCTGCTTTGAACCTAAAGCCCCTTGGATCAGTGAAAGGGCATGGCAGATAGAAGTAATCGTAGTGCCTCTCATCTTGCCACTGCCAGGTTTTTGCGTCTAAAACATAAAACCTCGGCATAACTAGCCAGTTGTCCTGCATGTTTGCCTGTAAGATTTCGTCAAATCCTTTACCGAAAGAACAGTGGGCATCAGATTTGTAGATATACTTGCCATTTGCCATTATGGATAAAACATTGACTAATGCCTTTAACCCGATATTTTCAGGCAATTTGAGTACCCTGAAGTTCGGATAACTGGGAAAGTTCTGATAGGCTGGCCCATTAAACCCTACGATGACCTCAAAATCTCCCGTAGCCTTCTCATATATATCCCTGACTGTTCTTTGGAGAACATTCTCGCCTTCATAGGTTACGGCTACTTCATTGCAACTGGGAATGATGATGCTTACTTTCGCCATAGGTTTAATTTTATATAATCTTCTGGGGTATTTATTTCCCCGATAAAGTTTTTCGCTTTAACTTTTGCTACTTTGTGGTCTTGCATGAACCAATCCACCATAACACTAAATTGAACACTCCCTGTTAAGAGAGGTATATTCTCAAATATATCCGTATTTAAGACCATTACTCCGTCTTTAACATAGGGCTTAAAGAATGATGGTTTGTAAACCAAAATGCTTAACTTTTTGGAAAGACACCTTTTGACATTTTCCATACTCGGCATTTCGTCTCCATAAATCAAAAGAAATCTTTCACCTTTCTCCAGATCAAAGCATTTCCTGGTATTTAAGAAACTGTAAGCATTTCCTTTATCAGAACCGGTAACATACTTTGCTTTTTTGCCTACGTGTTTTTTGATCTGCCAACCAAGATATTTAACTACAATAATTATTTCATCAACCCCTTTGGGTAAAGACTCCAAGACATAATCAATTAAAGCCTTCCCTCTTACTTCAAGAAGCGGTTTGGGTGTCCTTGATGTAAAAGGCATCATCCTTTCACCACGGCCTGCTGCCAAGATAATACATTTCATAATTTATTAGTCTTATAGACCTCCTCAACAATCTTTAGGGTTTCGTAGGCCTCTTGAGCATTTCCCTTTTCGGAGATAAACTCATTCAGTTCAAGTTTCAAGGAGTTGTCAGCTATCGGATTACATTTTATTACTCTTTCTATTACTTTATCGGGGTCTGAAGTTCTTTTGCCTAATATCAATCTTTCGGGTTCCCCATACCTCATTCCAAGTCCTTGTATCTCCAAATACCCTTTAGTTCCGTAAATCTCAAAGCTGTGCATTCTTTTCCACTGGGTAAGGCTACTATGAATTGAGGCGATAACTCCATTCTCGTCTTTAAGGAGAACAAACCCGTTATCCTCGGTTCCTGCTTTCCAAAAAGTGTCTGCTATGAAGCCTTTTACCTCTTTAACCTTTCCCATAAATGACTTTGCCATGTCTATCATATGCACCCCCTGGTCGTGCAAATGTCCCCCACCGCTTATTTCCTTATTGATACGCCACTCCTTATCATAATTGGCTCTTCCGCCAAAACCGTACCTTGATCTTATAAAAAGAAGTTTGCCTATTACGCCTTGGTTGAAGAGTTTTCTAGCCTTAACAAACCCATCGTGGTATCGGCAGTTGTAACCAATCATATAGGTTAAGCCTTCTTCTTTAGCTAATGTGCTGTTTTTCTTAATTTGTTCTGCCTTAATGGCTCCTGGTTTCTCGCAAAGGACATGCTTACCCGAATAAAGTGCTAAAGCCGTATATTGTGCGAGGTATTTGTGGGGTACGGCAATTAAAACTGCGTCTATGTTCTTGTTCCGGAGAATACTCCTAAAATCCGCAACATTACAATCGGGAAATTGCTCTGCCAAATGGTAAGCATTTTCCATTTGGTTATCGATTACTACCTCTAACGAGGCATTGGGACACTTTGAAATGACTCCGGCCCACCGTGTCCCCATCTTTCCGGCCCCTATTAAAGCAAAACGCATCTTTTTCATATATTTACCAGCTTTCGGACAATCCTATCCCTGCGTTTGTGGTTTTTCTCTATAACAGCATCCAGTATCGGGGTTTCCACTCTCTTTTCTTTGGCTACCTGTTGCAGATAGTTTATGTCCCTGTCGAAGTGTCCTCCACGGAAGCCTACCGATACATCCAAATATGCTTCTTTGCCTATTCGCCAATCAGCTCTTAGGGCTTTGGTAACATCAACCACATCGGCTCCGACTTTCTCGCAAATATCGGCAATATCGTTGATTAAAGACACGGTGGTTGCTAGATAGGCATTGGTGGCGTGCTTGATCATCTCGGCTGTTTCTATGCTTGTAAAGAAAATGGTTTTGTCGTAGAACATATCAATTAGGGTGTGTTTACATTTGTCATCATCAACCCCGATGGTGATTTGGGTGAGGTTCAGGAAGTCGAATATGCCCCGCCCTATTCTCATGTGTTCTGGAATGTGGGCAAAATCTACATCTCCCAGTATCTTCATTAGTTCCCTAGAGGTTCCCACGGGTATCTGGCTTGAGCAAATGACCAATACTCCGTCTTTAAGGTGAGATTTAATCTTTTTAACCGCTTCAAAGACTGGTTTAATATCTCCCTCTCCGCTTTTACTGATTGGAGTATCAATCGCTATCCAGCAAACATCGCATTCTTCCAAAGAAGTCAGTTTGTGGCCTATTCTTTCCATGCAGTAAGAAAAGGATTGAGCCATGTGTTCCGAACCGATAATTGCTATTTTCATTTTATCCACCCCATATCTATAATTTGTTGTTTCCAATCAGCAGGCCAAGAGGGCATATTTGGAAACTTCTCGTCTATGAACCAAGCGAAGGGATGAACCATATTGGGTTCCCTGTCGTTTAGCCAGTGTTCGGCACTCCAACTGGAAGCATCTATCGTTCCGCTAGGGAAATGGTACATTCTGCCGTAACGGGTTCCTTTATGAAGGTGGGCATACCAAGTTTTCTTATTAACAACTAACCTTCCTCCGCCTAACCATGTCTTAAAACCTATTTCTTGGCTTTCTTGGGCAAACTGGCCGTATCCTTCTTCCGAAAGTCCATGTAGGAAGTTATCGAAGTGGTTCTTGGTCATGAAGTAGCAGGATCCCTGCATAGAAGGCGTATCGTCTACCTCAAAAGCCTCCCTGTCCGGTCTTTTCCATGGAACTCCGTGCATTCCGTCATCATGGTCTTTACCTTTACGGGGAAAATCTATATACATATAGTCTATAGGGTACTTATTATCAGTTCTTTCCTCTATTTTCCATTCTTCGGCATTTAAGGCGTATCTTCGGGGTATCTGAACCCAATTATCCTCCAAGTGGTTCTTAATTAAGATTTTCCCAAAGTTAGGACCAAAGGCTACATGGTCATCACATTTTAGGATATATTTGCCTTTTGCCATGGCTACACAGGTATTTATTCCCTGTCTAAGTCCTATCGGGGAATTTGGGTGGATATAGGTAACCCTTTTGTCTTTACTTAGAGGTAAAGGCCAGTTTTCATCAACATTGACGATGACCTCGACATCCACTCCGGCATTATTCAAGACATCCTCTATCGTTTTGGATGTAAAAGGCGAGTTACGGTTAGGTATGACTACTGTTAATTCAGGCATTATTGTAAATCCGGTAAAACTATCCAATCAATCGACGTTAAATCTCCGTCATTAATAAGCCATTTGTGAAAGTTGGCGAGCTTATCCCCTTCCTTTTGGTGAAAAATCTCCAAAAAGCCATCTCTTAAAACTGCGTAATCGGCATTTTTCCAAGCTATCCTGGCGATTCTCTTTCCGTCTATGACTTTACGGATAGCATCTGGGAAATCCAGTAACATTTCGCTTTCTAAAACGGGTGTCATTACTTTAGCCATTGGAATCACCCCTTTTCGACTCGGAAGAACTTACATTTTCGGATTCTTTTTTTATCTTATAATCATCAACAGCTCTACGGATATGTTCGCTTTGGTTCCCTAGTAATCCTTTTAAGAAGTTGATTTGGTCTTTTCTTAGGAAACAACTTATCAATATCATATATAGAGTCTATATAGATAGTTAATCGCTGTCAAGAAGAAGTTTAAGAGTAGCTTACTGTTATATCCTGTGCAGCACCGGAAGTTACTATAATAAGACCTTCCTTAAACGATGAGTCATATATCTTTTGGTTGGGTGGATATGACGTAGATGTAGTTATTGTTCCGATTAAATCACCGTCAACTCCGTCTATACCCTCCGCAGATTCTATCCCATCGTATATTTTTATTTTCCCATCGGCAGTAGGTGTATTGATACAAACCGTATGCAGTACTCCTTGTCCTACTTTGACTACCGTTAAAGTGGGATCGGCTGCTTGAATGTTTATGTAATTATATGCGTTTGACATAGTTAGTTATTAGGGTGGGAAACTCGGTGAGCCTGACGGGCTTAAAGATGCTGATGGTGATGCTGATGTAGAAGCAGATAGTGATTTGCTTCCGGACTTAGAACCGCTTCCTGACGGAGAAGCACTGCCTGACGGGCTTGCAGAAGCTGATTCAGATTTAGACGCACTAGCTGAAGGGGACTTGCTGGCTGACGGACTCTTAGAGGCACTGGTACTCTTAGAACCCGATTTCGAACCGGAACTACTGCCGCTGGCTGAACCGGAAGAAGATTTTGATGCAGATTCAGACGCTGATGGACTAAGAGATTTTGAGGCTGAATTAGAGCCACTGGCTGAACCTGACGCAGAAGCTGAACCTGATGGAGAAGCTGACTTAGATGCACTTAAACTTCCACTTTTAGAACCTGAAGCCGAACCGGATGCTGAACCGGATTTACTGGCTGAAGCAGAAGCCGACTTGCTGCCTGATTTAGAGCCAGAAGCAGATGGTGAGGCTGATTTACTACCCGATGCTGACCCCGATGCACTTTCAGATGCCGATTCGGATACTATCGCTGCCTCTATTAAGAGTGCCCAGATTGCAGAAGTATTACCTCCTACATTCTGATAAACATTTCTTCCGAATCCGCCAATTAAGTAGAAGATAGCTCCATGCTTAAAGCCCGTGTAACCATCAGGAACTGTTTCACCTTCTGCTTCCAAGATATCATCAGTTGCCAAGTGTGCCCTGGGGCTGGTTGGACTTGATATTAAATCAGTATCCCACCTTAAAATTCTATTCTTCCGGTAGGGGGCAAGTGCAACTAAGAAAGCTGCCTCAACAGTGTTTCTATATGCACTAGGAATCAACTCGATCCTTGCGAGTTCGTCTTTCTGTTCTCTTGTTAAGTCGTACTTTGTATTAAATGTTGTCATTTTTACTCCATAAAAAAAGGGAGCTTAAATGGGATTTAGGGAGAGACCCTGTATTCCCAAGCTCCCAAGTAACTAACTATCTATTTACTTGTTAAAATTTCCAGAAGCCCAAGGCTGCTTGGTGTCTGGCAATATCTTTCACCTTTGAACCGTAAACGAATAAGTCTTTGTAAGCTGTTCCGAAATCGCCTGGAAGATCCTCTTCCATTCTGGCATCCAAGACCTTCTCTGCAAAAGTCATCCAGTTGGAGTGCCCTGCGAGGACATAGTATCCATCGGTGTTATTTCCGCTAAGTCGGTTGGACTTGAATACTTTGAACCCTTGGAGTTCGGTAATCATGCCTCTTTTAACCAATTCCTCATAAACTGCCGGTACATGGAGGGCAACTCCGGTTGCAGCAACCAAGATTGTTTCAAACTCCGGAGGAACAATCAGGAACCTATCGGTATCGGGAACTGTTGAATATCCGTTCTTTTCTGCTTTATCAAGAGCCAATTTAAGAGCTGATACTTTAGTAAGCAAGTTAGCTGCGGTAATCGTAAGAACCGTTGTTGCCTGTACCGTAAAGGCAACCGCACCGATAGTTCCACCAGTATATTGAGAAGTTACATCATCGAGATCATCTTCAATTGTTATCTGAGAGGTGCTGGAGTATGTAGCTACCCGATACCACTTGGTGTGTCCGGTTGCTTTGAAAGGTCTGCCAACCATCGCTTCGGTAAACTCAGTTCCTGCACTGACTACTGCTCCAGTTGTGGCTGTGATACTAGTTAATGTTCCGGTTGTGTCGGTTGCTACCCAGTTTCCGCCTCCGACATCGCCATACTTTGCCAAGGCAAAAGTGTCCATATTCTTTGTTCTCTCATTGGCAACCTGGTTGACAATGTAAGAATGTGGTTTTTTGATGTAGGATAACCACTTGGCGAGGGTTTTTTCCTTCCAGTAGAAAGATTTGTAGGTGTCGATGATAAGTTGACCGTTATTCTCGGTTAAAGCATCAGCCGTCAAAGCTGTATTGGCATAAGTTTGTTCCGAGATCTTGTCGAAGTCTAAAATGTTCAGTTTGGAGCCTATCCCGTTAATCTCACCCTCGAAGTTGCGGTTGACAATAGATTCCAATAAACTGCGGTCATAGACCTGTTCCATGACCTTTTGGCTGAAGCCTTCTGCTAATTTTGTTCCGTAAGCTGACATATTGGTAAATTGTAGATTTCTTTACCGTCCCATTTGGGGTTTGGAGTTATCTAAAACTAACTATAGGGAATAGGACTAATTTCTGTCAAGAGGCAATTTATTCTTCTATGCCTGACTCAATCTTACCTGCCTTTAACATTTCCTTCCATTTGGAGTAGTCTGTTTCTCTTAATTTACGGCCATCTTCAACCGTTAGTTTGGCAGGGCCACCCTTACCTTTGGAGTTTGGCCCACCGCTTCCCTGAATAAACATTGATCCTTTAGTTGGCTTTTGGGTCTTTTCGTGTAAGAAAGCCCCTATTAAGATGTTAAAAGGCACGGAATTGCTGGTTTCTTTCTTGGCAAACTCCTTAAACTCGTCTGTTTTGCCTTCCAAGTCGGGATATTCGTTCAAAGTCTTGGGGTCATCGGTAAATTCATCTACCGATTCTTCCCATTTGACGATTTTCTCTGCTTTTTGCTGTGATTCCCTGATTTTACCCCTCCAGCGTCTTGTAATGACCGTTTCTCTGGCTAAAGTCCTCTCCAAATCACTCATTACTTCCCAATCTTTGAACTCTTGGGTCATTTCTTCTTCAGTTGGCTCCGGAATGTCATCGGCTTCGGCTATCGCTTGGGTAATAACTCTGTCTTTAGCTAAAATTCTTTGGTTTTCTCTCGCTGAAGCCGATAATTTCTCTTTAAGGTCTGGTTCTTTGGGTTCTTTTTCAGGTTCAGGTTCCTCTACAACTTCCTCTTCCTGTTCTTCTTCGGGTTCAGGAGCTGGTTCTTCTTCAGGTTCTTTAGGAATAATAATCTTTTTGGGTTCTTCAACTGGGGCTTCTTCTTCGGTTTCTTCTTCAACAACAACTTCTTCTGTTTCTACTGGAGTTTCTACAACTTCTTCTTTGGGTTCTTTGGATTTTTTCTTTGCCATTTTACCGTCCTATCAAGGGTTTGGAATGTCTAATTAAATGTTAAGAGTATAAAATACTTATTGTCAAGAGCTTTTTCTCTTTTTGGTCTTTTTAGCCTTCTTTTTGGCTATCTTTCCATACTTCTTATCCCATTTGGCAGCTATCTTGGGTAATTTGGCGTGCATATAAGCTCTTTGCTTCTTGCTTTTATAAGGCATATTATTTTCCTGCCATTCCTGATATTGCTTCTTCAATTTTCTCTTTGGCTTTTTCGGGAGTGGTTAGAAAGGCATCCATTAAGATGTAATTCCGCAACCTTGCTTTCAAATAAAGGTCTTTTTTATCCTTTAAGTTGTGTTTGGAGAGTTCCATCGCAACCGCTTCCTTCATGCTTCCGATATATTGCTTGACTTTATCAAGTGTAAGTTCACCTTTTTGAAGTACTTCGATCCATGTATTGAGAGTTTCTTTCTCTACGGGGTTTAAGTCCTCGTATTTAAGATTATACTTGGCTAAGATTTCATCTATCATTGGATTATTTGCTGTTGAACGGGTCTTTGAGCTGGTTTAGCTTGAGGAGCAGCCTGCCCTACCGCTCCTCCAGCCTCTGCCCCTGCAGGTAAAATACCGCTCATTATTGCTTCCTGCTTTTTCTTCTCAAACTCCATTATTTCATTTGTTTCATCCGGTGTCAAATCGGCATATTCTAGTAACTTTCTTTGGAAAACCTCCCTTAACTTGAGGTTATCGGGCATATTAAGCATCACGGCATTGAGTTTCTCAATCGCCTTGGTGTCTTGGACATTCTTTTCATCCTGACTCCAGACCTTAACCCTGTAGCCCGACTTGGTCATCCAGTCTTTGGGAGCTATCTCCCTTGCAAATATCTCATCAGTCATCCTGCCTTTCTTGTAGATCTTGACTGCATCCAGCTTGTCTTTAGCTGCTTCAATCAGTTTAAGGAAGAGTAGACCCCTTCTTTCCCAGGCAGGGGTATAGAACTTGGAGATTGACTGGGTTCTCTGTTTGGCTTCACCTTGTGCCAGTTGAACCTCACCTAAGGTAACCTGACCTTCTGTTTGTACACCCTGTTGGGTATCAGTTGCCCCTGTTGCCTTCTGGGTCATCTCAACCACATAGTTCATCTCATCTATTGAGTCTTTTAAGTCGGGGATGGGGACAGATTGATAAACATCGCTTAATTTCTTGCCCCCTGTTGGTATTCCGTACCAGCCCCAGGCAATCGGGTTAAAGGTGTTGGGAACAAAGCC